AACATTATTTAAAAGGCCTCCCTAAATGCCATACCACAAGACTATATCTTGTGCCTGATGTTACTGGTTTAACTCTATGCCACACAAAACTAGGAAATACAATAATTGATCCTTTTGGTAATATCTCTTTACATTGTACTCTATGTTTTGATTCGTCTCTCATATGTGGATCATAGTTTCTAAAATCAAATTCTAATTCACCACCTTTGTATTCTGAACCATCTGTTAACTGACAAGTCATAGATAGTTTTCGAATTTTACCATTTTCGGGTCCTTCTTTTTCATAAGGTTTATCCCAACCATCACAATGCCAATCATAGTATTGGTTGTGTTTATATTTTGTAAACTGACAGGATTCTGATCTGTCCCATTCAAAGTTCCAACCAGCTTGTCTATTTGCTTCGTGAACGTATGGGTGTAATTCTTTATATATCCAAGTATCATTGAGCCACACTAAATCAGAGTTTCTTTTTCTTTTTAAATCTAATACTTCTTGCTTCTTTAATTTTCTGTCACCATAGCCACCAGTTCTAGCCATAACTTCTTTTTGTGAATTTGCATAAGCTATTACATCATCACAAAATTTAGGTGTTAGCACACCACTGAAATACCAATAATAATTAGATATATTCATACGTTATAGTTTGTACGAAATTTAAACTATCTTTTTGATTGTTAGTTAGGTAATACATATTAGTTGATGGAAACATAATAAACATATTGTTTTTAAGTGGTATATCCCAGCTTCTTCCTTTACGTCTATTATCTTCAAAGTGTATTCGAACTATACAGTCTTTAACTTTAACACCATATAATAATGTAAAGTCTGGAGAGTTTCGTAAATCTACTGGATCAATATTTAATAATGGAATCGTTGTTTTCGCAGGTTTATAAATGTTGCCCCACGTTTCTTTGTTAATTAAATTAATACCATACTCAAGACCAATATGATCTCGCATATATGTATTTAACATATCCCAAGTTCTTGAAAATGGAAAATCTTTGTTTTGAATTACTGATTGTAAGATGTCGCCTGATAATTTATCTCGGTCAATGTCCCAATCTTTAGGCATTGCCACATCACCAAAATATAATGCTTGCTCTGTTAATACTTTCTTCTGCATACCACCACCATTTTTAATTTATGCTTTATGATCTGTCAAGTCCCAAGACTGGCCTGATTCATTCCAAACATAAGACCAATGGTTTGTGCCAGCTTCGTTTTGTGAAGTTTGTTCTGCAGTTAATGCAGGAGCATCACCAATTGGTGATTTCCAAGAAGCTGATTCAGTATGTTTTACCCAAGATGCATATGGTTTTTTAGGCCAAAAGATTTGATCATCTTCATCCCAAGTATAACCTATACCTGCATAGTTTCCTCTAAATGCTTTTGAATCATCACCTGAATTATGTTTGTTACCAGATGTATTGTAAGATGTTTGAATCCACATTTGTGCAGGCCAATTATTGTGTGTTTCTAAATATTGTTGACCTACTGATTCATCTTCAACACCATCAGCGTTAAGCATATCAGAATTATTCAAAGTTAATACTTGAATAACTTTTCCGTTAGATCCTAGTTTTGCAAAATGTGCCATAATGTTTCTCCTTATATATTAATTTTAAATGTTAGTAAATACATATTAATTTTGAAATTTATATCTAATAATAACGATTCCTGAACCGCCTGCACCACCAACAAAAGGACCAGGTCCACCAGCACAAGTTCCACCACCGCCTCCACCAGTATTAGCTGTTGCATTTTGACCAGTTCTATTAGCAGATGGTGCGGAACCTCCACCATAACCTCCATTTGCACCGCCGCCTAAACCACCTTGTGGTACAGGATTAGCTTCAGTAGCTCCTCCCCCACCACCAGAAAAATAATAATTTGCTCCACAATTTTGTCCCGAAGTTCCAAAAGCATTAGGTAGTCCCCCACCTACTCCACCATTTCCACCTGCAGATCCAGATCCATTACCTCCTACAGCTAATGCACCTCCTCCTGCGGCACCACCATAAGCTGGTGCTGGAGAACCTCCAGGATTACCTCCACCATTATTACCTTGAGGTGGACTAACAGGAGGTGTATTACCTGATCCAGCATTTCCATTATACATAGATCCACCACCTGATCCACCTGGTTGTCCATCTCCTGGAGCATTAGTTTGTCCACCACCACCTCCACCACCTGTTGATGTTATGGTTGAAAAACTTGAAACACTTCCATTTCCTCCATTAGGAGAAGCGTTACCATTACTACTATTAATTGCTCCTGCTCCACCAGCACCTACTACTATTGGAAAACTAGCTACTGTTGCAGTTATAGCTGCTGGTCCAGCTAAAGGCTTTGCTGGATAAGTTAAAGGTGATAAAGTTGGTGCTGCAAATCTAAAACCACCTGCTCCACCTCCCCCACCAATACAAGCGGCTGATCCACCTGCTCCACCTGCTACTACTAAATATTCTACTGTAGTTGAACCTGAAGGATTACCTGCACAAGATACTGCAAAAGTTCCTGGTCCTGTAAATGTATGAATCTTATAATCTCCACAAGGTGATGTTGTTGGAGTTCCACCTGTTGCTGTAACATATTGTGATGTTGGTGCATCTGATTGTAGACCTGAATCTGTTACTAACCAACCTTGTGTTGAATCTATAAATACTAATGTTACAGCTTGACCTTCTGTGCTTAAAGTTCCATTAACAGCAGCACCACCAATTTTATCTGAACCATTTCTTGTTAATGTAACATTATTTGTATCAAAAGTTCCTGCGTAATCTTTTATTGCAACAACTGCACCTGCAGTTCCTGCTGGAAGAGTTACATTAACAGCTCCTGAAGTTGTATTTACAAAATATCCTTCACCAGCAACTGCTGTAAAATCTCCTGTTTTAACTGTTGTATTCCAAGACGCAGCACCTGTTGCACCAAAACCTGATGCAGTACCAGAGTTTGTAATTGATACACCAGCAGGAATTGTGAATGTATCTCCACTATCTCCTAATGTAGTTGTACCACACGCTGTTCTTGGACTAATTTTATTTACTTTTATTTCACTCATAATTTACCTATTGAAACTTGTACCTTATTATTACTATACCAGATCCACCGTTTCCACCAGCAGTCGAACCTGGTTGACCGCCTGCTCCACCACCACCACCAGTGTTGGCTGTTCCATTTGTTCCTGCTACAGTTGGTTTAGCTCCACCATTTCCTCCACCACCAGCTCCTCCAGTTCCAACGGCATTACCACCGGTTACTTCAGCTTGTATACCGCCACCACCTCCGCCTGCGTAAACTACAGGACTTCCTGTAATATGTGTTGTTGCTCCTGCTCCACCAGGTCCAGCTACTATAGCACTTGGAGGTACAGATGCATTTGTTCCTGCTACAGTTGCTCCACCACCTCCGCCGCCGCCATAACGACACCCAGTACCTGACATACCACAAGGTGCAGTTCCACCTGCTGTTCCTTAAGGTGGACTTACAGGAGGTGTATTACCTGCTCCTCCTGGACTAGCAGGATCTGTGTGTCCTGATCCTCCACCACCAGATCCTCCAGCTGCTCCTGTTTGCACAGGGCCACACGCACTTCCTCCTCCACCACCACCTGCGGATGTAATTGTTGATGATCCTGTAAAAACTGAATTGACACCACTTGTGCCTTTTGCTGATGTAGAAGGTGAATAAGCTCCGCCACCTCCTACTGCAACAGGATAAGAAGCTACAGAAACTGGTAGACCTCCAGATGCTGCTAATGGACTTTGTGTGTAAGAACAAGTAGGTGATTCAGATTCTCTAAATCCCCCTGCTCCACCGCCACCAGCTCCACCAGCATTACCACCTCCACCACCGCCAGCTACTACTAAATATGAAATTGTGGTTGATCCTGCACAATTACCTGCACAAGTTACTTCAAATGTTCCTGGTCCTGTAAAACTATGTATTTTAAAATTACCGCAAGTTGTAATTGTACCACCTGTTGCTGTTACAAAAGCTGGTGCTGTCCTATCAGATTCTTTTCCTGCACCCACTACTTTCCATCCTTTTGTAGCATCAGCATAGACAAAAGTCATAGCTATACCTTCAGCATCTAAAGTTATATTTGATGCAGCTCCTTCAATATTAGAACTGTTTCTTCCTATGGTACAAGCATTAGTATTAAAAGTTTTTGCGTAATCTGAAACTGCAACAATAGCACCCGCGCTAGGTGAGGCAGGCAATGTTACTGTGATTGCTCCAGATGTTGTATTTACAAAATAACCTTCACCAGACGTTGCTGTAAAATCACCTGTTTTAATACTACCTGTTTGCCAGTCTACAGAACCTGATCTACCAAAACCTGATTGAGATGCACCTGATGCAAGAGTAACGGTATCGCCACTTGCACCGATAGTTATTGTGTTAGAGCTTTCATTAATAATATTAGCTCCGCATTGGTTTTGAACGTTGTTTACTTTAATTGTACTTGTCATAATTATTGAAATTTATACCTTATTATTACTATACCTGAGCCACCAGCGCCACCAACTGTACTTCCTGAAAAAGGCGCACCTCCTCCTCCTCCACTTCCAGTATTAGCAGTCCCTGCTGGAGCTGTTCCACTTGGACCACCTCCTGGAGTTCCACCACTTCCTGCTCCACCTGTTCCTGCAGTTCCATTTGGACCAGCACCTCCACCTCCTGCTCTAACAGTTGGAGTTGCATTGATTGAAGTTGTTGCTCCTGCTCCACCATTTTGAGTAACAGTAGGCGAAAAAGCAGCGCCTGCACCACCACCACCACCTCCTACTGGAGTTGGGGCAGGATGTAATCCTGTTCCTCCATCGTTTCCTTGAGGTGGACTTACTGGAGGAGTGTTACCACTTCCTCCAGGCAATGAATCGGATGGTGATGTAGAACCTCCACCACCCCCTGAACCTCCAGAAGTATTTGCTGGATTAGGATTTACATTATGTCCTCTACCAGCGCCACCACCTGCACTTGTTATTGAACTAAAAACTGTATCGCTTCCTTTTGTTCCAGTTCCATTACCTGTTCCTCCAGCTCCACCACCACCTACTGTAATTGGAATCGCTCCTGTAGATGTAATTTCTAAACCTGTTGTTGCTAAAGGACTAGCTGTATAACTATGAACAGAACATTTACCTTCTCTAAAACCTCCGGCTCCACCACCGCCACCTGCGCTACCACCACCACCGGCACCTGCAATTACCATATAAGCAACTTTAGAACCACCTCCTGAAGCATTACCTAAAGAAGATACACAAAATGTACCTGGACCTGTAAATGTATGGACTTTAAAATTTGTACAAACTGTTGTAATTGTTCCTCCAGTTGCGGCATAAAAACTTGGACTTACACCTGTTTCAGTATCTTCGGCATTTTGAACATTTATCCAACCTTCTGTTGCATCTACATAAACCAAAGTAATTGCCTGACCATTGACATTAAGTATTGCATTATTTGCAACGCCACCAATTTTTTCAGAACCATTAGGACTGATTGTTAAATTATTTGTATTAAAAGTTCTTGTGTAATCTGAAAATGAAACTATTGCTCCAGCAGAACCTGCTGGTAAATTTGCTGTTACAGCACCGCCTGATGTATTTACAAAATATCCTTCGCCATTTGCTGCTGTAAATGTTGTAGTTTTAATTGATCCTGTTTGCCAGTCTACTGTCCCTGTTCTACCAAAACCAGATTGACTAGCACCACTTCCTAATTGTACCGTATCACCAGATTCACCTAGTGTTAGGGTGGTTCCGCATTGTGGTGCAACTGTATTTACTTCTATTTTACTCATTATACTATTACTAAAGTTCCCGTTACTGTTACAGTTGCGGGAATAGTGATAGGTCCTGCTAAAACTGCACTTTCAATTGTTTGCGTACCATCGATGGTTTGCGCTTGATTTTTTATAAATTCATCGGGAGCGTATTGCCCTCCGATGTATTGGATTCCATTTATTACTGCCGTCATAATTCCTCCTAAGAACTAATTGTATCTATATATGAAAGAGTTACATCTAAGCTACTAGCTGTATCTGAAACTGCTTCCAAAGTATTTGTACTATCTAAAACAATTTTTGCTCCGCCTTGAATTAATTCAATAGCAGAATTTGGTGGAATTGAAACTCCTTTTGCTAAAAAGTAATCAGCTCCGCCTTTTGCAATTTTAACGTCAACAGCAATAGTTGATGTTAAAATATTACAACATCTAATACCGATCACTGCATCGTAGTTTCCACCCGCTAACAGAGTTGTATCTGATGTTCCAATTGTTCTAACTAATACATTTCTAAAATCTTGTGCCATAATTTATTTCCTATAATGCAACGGCCATTGCTAATGCAAAACCATTACTTGCTGCTCCTACCGGTGTTCCTGTCGAATCTAAGTAGACAGACTTACTTGCAGGCATTGTACAAAATACATCTTTAGTTGTACTACTCCCGAAACTTATTTTTGAAGTATTACCAGCAGAGTTACTTAAAACTGTATCTCTTCGTAAAGTTGTAGAACCTGTAAGAGTTCCTAAACCTACTTCAAAGTTATTAGTACCTTGTTCATGGATAGTGTAATAAGTTGTATTAGAAGTTCCAATACCACTATTAAAAGTTATAAAACCAGTTGAAGCACCTGCAAGTGTAAAATCACCTGCTCCAGATGTTGTACTAGTTTCTTTTACTCTATCATTAATTACTAATGCCATTAACTATTCCTACGGGTTTCCAGTTATACTTAATAAAGCGCCAGATCCAGAAGGACTTCCTGCAGTTGCACTTGGGAAAGTAACTTTAAAATCACCAGACGTAGAAGTAATATCACCGCCAAAATCTAAAATTGCTACTAGATATTGGTTAGCTGTTGTTCCGCCTGGGTTTACATATTTATATAACACTCCAGTTCGTGCTGTGATTGTAGAACTTGTCCATGTAGGATCAGTTGTAAAATCTACTGTTGTGTAATCTCCAGTTTGTGCCACTACTCCTTGACCACAAGTTTTACCATCTGTTGTATAGTTAGTTCCACTTGTACCAACTTGGTTAGAAGCAGCAGAAGTATAAACAGAATCAGTTACTGCAAAAGGTGCAGCACTAGTAAACAAAGCTAGATAATACGCATCGTTAGCAGATAAATCATGCTGTCCTTTGAGGATCCCTTGTTTAAAAGCATAAGGTACTACATTTGCCATATTTTTTTCTCCTTAATTAGTTTGTTCCGTAACTAGATGGTGACTTTGATTTTAATTGTTGACGAATCATGCCATCTTCATATTCATCTCTGCGTCTGTAACCAATTTGTTCAGTTCCATACGTTGTAAGAGCGTTTTCGTATTGCCCTTGGTAGTATTGTATCATATCTTGAGGACCTTTCAAGTATCCATATGTATTTACCAAACATCCATATAAAAGCAAGTCTTGATATTTGTTAGACAGATAAGTCCCTAAAGTAGAAAAATTTACTGGAGTTGTTTCTGTAATACTTGGAGCTTCTTTATTATAAGCTAATGTAATAGCGTATGTTTGATTAGGTGTAGGTGCAACCACCCAAAATTCTTCATCCCAATTACCATAATATTTAGGAATATCTACAGCTGCAGTTCCAGGAGTAGAATAATATTCTGCCATAAAACTAGGATCTCTTTGTTCTAAAAAAAATTGATTGCCTGCTGTATCTTTAAGTTGAACATAATTAATAGATCTTAAATCCTGTGGAATTGTTACATATCTATTTCCAGTAATTAAAGTAGATGTTGCATAGTGAGCATTTTGATCAGTAGGTATTGCTCTTAAAATTTGATTTTCAGTATTTTTAATAATAGTTGCTAAAACAGAATCAGTTAAAACTGTGTCAGATACTTCAGTGTATCCTCTAATATCTGTTCTTAAATTTGCTAAAGTGTATGCCATATTATATTCCTTCCAATGTTACGGGTCCTGCTGAACAATTTTGTCCTCCACCTTTTACACCACTTGTAGTTGCTGTATCTGCACTTGCAAAGTAAAAATAACTAATTGGATTAGTTAGAGAATCTGATGTTGTAGCTCCAGTTACATTTCCGGATGAATCTATCTTACCTAGTGAAATTGTAAAACCAGTTGCAGAATCTATATCTGTTACACCTACTATATCATTAATAGGAGCAAATGCTTGTAAATTTAATTTATCTGCTCCACCCGATCCAACACTTGTTACTTGTGCTGG